AGAGCACCGTGTTGGGTACCTGGGCCTGGAAGGTGGACCAGGCGGGGTCGTTGCCAACCGCGGAGGTAACCGGACCGGCATTTTTGTCGCCAGCCACCGTGTAGCCATAGGAGGGACTGATGGTCTGTTCGCCGACGTCCAGAGAAACTGTGCGCGTTCCGCTGGCATTGGACATCCAACCACACCAGACTTTGGGCAGTCCGTAGACGGTGATCGTGTAGTTCTGCCCTTCGGATACCGTGAAGGTCAGGGATTTGGGATCCAGCGCCGGTTGCGAACTCGGTGGCAGCGTGGCCAGTACCTGTCCGCCACTACTGACTGACAGACCGACACCGTTGTTATTGTGTCCACCGGGGTGACTGACCCAGAGAGTTGTTGTGGTAGGCAGCAGAGAATTCGCGCCGGATTTGGGTCCGGTCATCAGAAGTCCTGTTGAGCCGGCAGCAGAGGCTCCATAGCACTGACCGCACTGGTTGGCCATCGTGGGCGCACCCGCCGTCATACATTGAAGCTGGGCCTCGCGTACGGCACAGGAGCGATTCACGAGGGTGAAATTTTCGGGCTTACATGTGCCGACTGTGGGTTGATAGATGGCCGCACCACCGTTTGCGTTGGCCACCTCGTTGGCGCGAATCTGATCATCACTGGAAATATACATGCCACCGCGCCAGCCTTTGCCGAGACTATTAACGCCATTGCGATGACAGAAACCGCATTCCGCTAGCCGGGGATCATCGAGTTGGTCGCAGTTGACGGCGGTCAGCGACTCGCAGAAATTGATTTTCTCTTGGACCATACCGGTCTGTTCCACACCTGCGCCCTGTTTGCTACTGCCGTCATCGGCGGCACCGAGTGTCGTCATAGAAAGTAGTGAGAGCAGAGAGGGAGTGCGGGCATTGGGAACCGGGACGACTTGGCGAACGGCATTGTCCACACTGTCGGCCGGCACGATAGCCGTGGGTGCTTGAAGGCGCGCCAGATTGTTATAGCGTCGCTCGCCCTCCCATTGAAGTTGTTGGCGTTGGGTCTGGGCCGTGTCTAAGTCAATTGACGTGAAGCCTTCCAGGCTCTTCCGTCTGACATAGACCATAACCAGTACCAGAACCACCAGAGCGGTTCCGATTAACAGGAGCCAGGGTTTCATGATTGTTTGTCCTCTAACGTCCGTGGCCAATTTTTAGAGAAATTAAGCACGGGCCTTGGTTACATACAGTTTGCTGTTTGCTCAGTATAACTCCTTTTACGTATTATCCGGTCGTATATTGGTCGCAGAGTCCAATTCGCGTGTTATGACACGGAGCGAAAGTTGAACCTGACGGCTCAGATTTAGTACACCACCCTTCTGATAGGCTTCAGGAAAACCAGCCATTGCCGTTGCTAGCGCAGCATCACCCACAGCTGAACCAGAAAAGTAGTTCAGGCCACAGGTGCCAGTAGCGGGATCAGCAAAACGGTTGCGAATAACTAACAGATTCGCATAGCCACAGGCGTTGGGGCCATCTATCACGTTTGTACCGTCATTTGTGTAGGACATACCGATGGCAATGTGACCTTCATCTCGCTGGAGCCAATCGAGTAGAGCGCACGTAGCAGAATCAGTACCGGTTGCCGTGAGCCCCGCAAAAAGAACCTTATCCAGTTGACTGAAGGTCCAACTGGGTACCCATTCCTTCAGTTGGACAAACATGTATTGACCACTCGGATCATCATAACATGAACCTGAAATGTTGCTACCAAACAGAATACGACTGATTAGCGCGGCGTCGGGGGTCTTGGAAAGCACATGGTCTTCTGGATCCAAAATCTGAAAGCTCAGACGCTGAAAACTCGCCAGTGGGGTTGGTGCGTAGACTCGCTGAGCCTTCATAAATTTTGGAAAAAAGAGAGTGTAGCCGCGATTTACTTCACGATGAACATTTAATTGATCAGGACGCCAGGTTGAATCATATTGACAAATGGCCAGGGATTGTTCTACAGACTCCTTGGTACCGAAGTTATTTCCTGTAAATTCGTCGAGAGTCACATTTACATAGGGCATTGCCAAAACAGAAAAGAAGGCTTGCGTTGGAGCAGAATCATTATTATTGGCATCACAAAATCTGGGTATCACAGTGTCTAGACTCTCCACGGGCAGAATTGCCTTAATGAACTCTACACGGACAATATTGCGAAAACGGTTGCGAATTGTGGCTTGGGCACCGGTACCTTGTTCGCGCGAGGCGGAATCCAGAATAACCGAAAAGTTATAGCGATTTTCCTTAGTATTCAGAAGCCAGTTGCGATCACGGGAGTTCAGAATTAGATTATTTTCTATTTCGCGATATTTGATAACATCCTCCATGGGAGTTACGAAATCTTTGGCTTGAACACGAAATTTTTCGGCTGCCACACGGACACTTGTTTCAACCGGTTTCAGTTCTGGGATATGCGTAGTAAAAGCAGTGGGTGACACAGCATTCATTGGTTGCGGTTCCGAACGTGATGCGCGGAGTCGTTCAAAGAGGGCCATGGGGTCTTCATCGCCTTGAAGAACCGGTTCGTTGCGGCTGGTCCCTTGCGTATTTACAATACTGAAAGGGGCGATACTGACATCCGGGGTCACAGCTGTAACAATCTGCTCCGTATTGCGGCGATACCATTTTGTCATTGAATCGTATGTGGCCCGGAGGGTTTCCTGCTCATCAATGGTCCCATGAGCCTGTATAACCTCCTTGATATAATGGTTCAGCGATCGCTGGAGACGCGCATCAGCGGCGCCGGTAAGACCGCCTGGGATACGCTGCTGAAACGTCGTGCGCAGCGAGGCTAACATGCGCTGATAGGGGCCTTCCTCTGATTGTGTACTGCTGCTGACACCGTCCATTACTCTATTCGGCGATTCTCTCTCAGAGTTTAAGTAGTTTCGTCACCTTCGTTACCGCGGTCTCACTCGGCTTCTCCGTAGCAAACAGTAAATCACGAAAGGCATTCATAGTGTCGTCGTCAATGCGATTCTTACAGATATCGGCGAAGGGTACACCCTTAAGTAACGATATAATGACGTACATACAGTATGTGCCGCATTCCGTATTCTTGCGCTGGTGGCGCACATCATTCCAGTAGATGGTCTGACAGCCCTGCTCGCGACAGCGGCGGAGCAGACGGCGAACTTCCGCGGGTGGTTCGTAGCCGTAACTGTCGTAGTAGTAGGCCGCACCAGCGACGAGGTCGATGAAAGCGCAGACCCAGTGGCTTCCGGGCTTGTCATGGGGGTCCAGATTGAAGATAATGCCGATGGCGGTGTCACCCCGGCGGCCCATAGTCTTGAGGTCCAGGGCGCAGAGTTCATCCACCACACAGCGGCCCCAGTTGTCAGGCAGTTGGGCATCGAAGTCGATGGGTACGGGTCCGATAAACTCAAAATGTGGAAAGGCGGCCTCGTATTGTTCCATCACGCTGGAAATCGTCATGGTGTCATGCCATTCCGTGGGATTGCTTATCCAATTCGTGGGCTTCTCGGGGCGAAAGTAGCCGGCGGCCGCGGACTGTTCCTCGGGTGTGGCGAGACGCTTTACGGCACAGTATTCGGAGGCGCACTGAAACTGGTGACGGAGTCGCTTACGGAGTTCGGCCCAGAGAATCTCCTTTTTGCGAATGGAGGCGGGTATGGCGTGAGCAGGAAAACGCTCATTCCAGGCATCCCGCAGCCTGAGAAGTGTCTCCTGGGGCAAACAGGTTGTGTGTGTCGTAGCGAGTGTCTTCGGATTACACTGATAGAGGTTGAAATCCATATCCCTTAATCTGTGTGCGCAAAATAGGATGGATTTAGACACAAGTTCGCTGTGGTCATGGACGATGCCACTCTGGGGACTGTTTGTCCTCGTGATATTTCTTGGTTCGGCTCTGATGGAACGAAGTATTATTCAGAGTTTAGCGACAGCAACAGCAAGCGTAGCTGAAACAGTAACAGAAACAACAGAAGCGGTAGCAGAGCCAATGCGAGGCGGGCGTCGTAAAAAAACATAAACGTGAACCCCAGATAGAGAAAATGGAATTTACACGCATCCAATTTATTGTCCAGGTTGCGGCTGTCATTGTGGCTGCCATTGTGTCCCTTGTTTCCTTTGCCTTTTTGATTCCGCTTGATAGTGTTCAAGCAGTGACCGGTGTTTCCATCATTGTGGCCATGGCTTACGTGGTATCCTTCTTGCTGTGGGCCCTGGTTCTCAAGAGTTACAAGGACGTGTCCGCTGATCCACTGACCTGGCTGAATACCCACATGGTTTTCCTGGTGCTGCTGCCTACGGTGATTGGTGCTACGGCTATGAACGTTACATCAGTCCAGAATACCCGGAATCTGCTGGCTGGTCAGATAGCAGCCTAAAGGCTGCTTATCACCGACCGCTCTTTCAGAGCAGTCTGAGATTGCCTAACCTGACGGTTAGACAATCACTGTCAGTTTCTTTCAGAAACTGTCCGAAATCGCCTAAACTAAAGTTTAGTCGATTACCGCCTAATTAGTCTGAGATTGCCTAACCTGACGGTTAGACAATCACTGTCAGTTTCTGAAAGAAACTGTCCGAAATCGCCTAACCAAAAGGCTGCTTATCACTGACCGCTCTTTCAGAGCAGTCTGAAATCGCCTAAACCGTAGGTTATGCCATCACTGCCTAATTAGACCGAAATCGCCTAACCAAAAGGCTTCTTATTAACTGTTCCAAAATTGTCACCAACCTCACCCTAGAACACTGGTCGTCTCACCCTGTGTCCTAAGGCGACCTTCCAACTAACACAACAATGAACTTCCCCCTCCTCTGGGTCGGACCCGCCGGCTCCGGTAAACTAACAGCTGCCCGTGCCGAACTCGGTGTGCCCGCTGACGAAAAGCCCCGACTCCAAACCCTCGACATCGGCGAATACTCCGCCCGCTACTGGGAGTTCTCCACCCATATGGAAATCGATATCGTCGACTTGTCCATGAAAGACAAGGAAATCCTTCCCGAACTACTAACACAACTCCTCTCCACGCGCGATGTGACAGGTCGCGGACGCAAGATGATGATTCTCCGCCACGTCCAGAATCTCTCACCCCCTGCTGCTGTGCGTCTCCGTGCCTGCCTAGAGGAACTCGTGTGGGCACCCGGTGCGCCGGCCATGATTTGGATGACGGCGCGCACGGTGAATTCGGTGCTGTTTGGTCTTCTGGACGGTTTCGTGTATCGTCGCGTACCAGGAGCACTGGAACAGCCCACCCGTCAGGCCCTGGCGACCGCCGTCGGCGGCAACGCCGCCATGGTCCCAACGATTCAGACCTATGTGGCCGAAACCCTCCGTCAGATGGCTGTGGCATTGGAAGAGGGACCACCCTGTTTGGCTGCGGCGGACTGGGTGCGTGCCCGTGTCTACGACCTTCTCGGTCTCATGGTCGTCGGTGGTGACATGGTCAGTGCCCTTGTGTGGGCCACGGTTCGCCTTGCGGCTGCGGAGTCTCTGAATACAGCCCAGGCTCAGGCTGTACTAGGTGTTCTCGCTCGAGCACGCTGGGTGCCCTCCTATCGTTTCCCCTTGGTGCTGGAACTCATACTGATGGAGGTTTACAATGCTCTCGCAACCGTTAAATAGGATGCAACAACAAACAGAAATATTTACGAAGGTCTATGTTTTTCGGAAGCCTCACATGTCGGGTACCATACTCTATCGGACATTTGATGCGGCATCGCGTGCCTGTACGATGGAGTACGGAGAGATTGAAGAGTGGATTCGGACCGCATGCGTTTATCGCGGACTTGGACGCGGCTAGCTAATGGAAACTTTCGCTGTCAGCCCGAACGGTGGTTTGTTTAGATGTTGCGCGCATGAAGGAGCTTTGTGCGGAGCTTGTGCTCTTTTGCTGCCAATTCAGCAACGCGTTCTTTAGCTTTCTGTTTGTCCGCCTTCGTCGCTGTGTATCTGGGCTTGCCAACAAAGTGACCTTTCAATTCCATTGGTATATATGTGTCGGCTTCATAATATTGATTAACAATGTCTTTCTTCATATCAAAAAAGGACCGTTCTATAGCAACCTTTTCTAACATAAAATACATGTGCGTTTTGCCCTGAATGTAGGGATAGGGGACATCATTATTGCCAATATCGGAATAGTAATGTTCAATAGAATCACCTGGTAAAAGTTCAAGCTGGTATATTTCGCTACCGATATAAATATATTTGGAGCCTTCACGAAGTAGAACTGTGTTACCGGGTTCAAAATAGTCACCTGTAGGCGACATTTTGCCGGTGTAGATTTCAGAAGCCGTAAAGGTCATGAGTTCCTTGGGTGGCATTTTGTGGGTAACTAATTCCTCTTTATCCATATTTTTGAAAACGGTGACCTTGTTGCCAGTTACGGTAACGAGAAAAGGTACACTCCCGTTATCATGAATTCTGTAGGTGCGACCACGTGACTGTTTTCGCGTTTTACGATTGATGCGTCCGGGCATGTTTCTCTACTATCGGACAAAGAGAATCGTAACCCCCAGTAATGGAAGACCTTTATCGGCAACAGTTGTGGCGAGCCTGGCGCTCCACGTCGGTCTGGCTGACAGACATCCCCGTCGCTAAAGCCCAACTTCAAGGTCGTATGAGCGACGGAGATGCCTTTGACGGTGGACGGACGGCGGCTTGGTTAGCGGGACTTAAAGAAGGTGCGCAGTGGCGTGCCGTCCGCGATGCCCGCACCGGTCACACCATCCATGTAGTTTCCGACAGGGGTCACCAAGAACTAACAGCGGACCTAACACTCGGTCTCCGCATTTTGAACTGGTTGTCCAAGCGACCAGTGGTCTGGTATTGGTGGGACCAGCCGTGGGTCCGCGAACTGCCGGCAAACATGGAACCAGGACGCGACCACGTGAACGGCGGCTGGGCTATTCCAGGTGTGCTAGAGGTCAACGTTTATCGTCGCGAAGAGGCCCACAAGGTCATGATTCACGAGTCCATTCACGCTCTGGAACTAGATGTACCTCATGCGGAGATAGAACCGGTTCGCCAGTCCCTGGAGACCGAATTCGGTCGGCGACTGTGGCCCCATTTGGGCGAAGCCTTCACGGAACTCTATGCGGAGTGGCTCTGGACCATTCCACGGGCTTCCTCCCTCCATGAAGTCCGCGATCTCTGGACCGCCCAGATGCGCTGTTCTGAGACCCAGGCCGCCCTCGTGTGGGGACGCATTCGTGATTCCGTAACGGACGAAGACACGAATGTGTTTGCGTATTATGTGCTCAAGTGGGTGCTGATGCGCTGGCATCTCGGCGATGTGTTAGTCAATCCGGACCGCACTGTCCGATTCTGGGCCGACTGGTGGCGGGCGGCCAAGGAAACCCTGAACACCGTTGCTGTTGCTCACACCGAACAACAGCCCATTCTGATGGGTATGACCTGTAGTAGTAGTGGTAGCATCTAGTTGGAAGCCACGGCTCTTGCGACGCGACGTTCGCGACGTTTGGATTTGTATTTGCGTTTGTGGGTGACATAGGTCCAGCCCTCGTCATCGTTGGCATAGGTGCGACCGTAAACTTGGTCGTAGAAACCAACTGGAACGTAGCCGACGTTGCGGGCATGGGGACCTTGGGTAGCGTCTAAGCCTGGAGGATACGCGGCGGATGGTTCGCGGTATTTATGGTTTACAGCGTTCATTGTTTACTTTCTACAGTCCGCGGCTGTCTTTAGCCCGCCACCACACTAAATGGCGCCTAGATTAATTGACGACGAGGAGCGGCGATCATTGGAACTAACACGATTGAACCCACTGTGATTCTTCTTGGTGCCGCGATACTGACGGTTCAGTGTGGCCAGTCGGACCGCGCGCATAGTCGCATCACGCCGCTCTTCCGAGGAGTGTGCGAAGAGACTGTTAGATGAGGCAGAGGCAGAGGAGGAGCCACGGGCCGCACGAATGGCACGGGAGGCCTGACCGGAACTCATGATACCCATGATTTGATGGGTCGTGCCGAGACCGAGACCGAGGTCTTCCACAATGACGTGACTGCCTTCGCGCACTGCGGTAACAACTTCGGGATTGTGATGGAATCCACCGCGTCCCTGGAGGAGACGGCGGAGATGGGCACGAACAAAGGAACCGTTGGGCATCTTGACGGAAAAGGCACCGCCACCGAAGGCCCAGGTGCCAGGACGGGAGGCATCGGCGCCGCCCTGGACGATACCAATTTCGTAGGGAGTGGCTTCACCGGCCTCCAGAGTGGCAATGAATTCTTCTACGAGGGCTTCATTATGGAAGATGGCAGCCTGGGCTACGCGACCAAGTTTTTTGGTAGAAGCCTTCTGGGTTTTGCGTCGTTCGGTGCGTCCCTTGTCTTTGCGGTCCATGGTTTCTACAGAGGGACGGGGAATTTTGATTAAGGATCAGAGGCTAAACAGATCTTCCGCTTAGAATAGAATAACACTACAAACGCAAACAAATGGGCATCCGGGGACTCGCAGGTTTTTTACGATGGAGACTCCCTCAGGTTCGCCGCAATGTCCAGTGGGTCGGCCACGCCGGCGAACGCTGGGGTATAGATTGTTCATGTTTGCTGTTTCGGGCGCGCGGGGCCGGTCTTTCACAACTAACAGTCATCGCCAGTTTGATTGTGCGCATGCGGTCTTCAGGGATCGTGCCCGTTGTCATATTTGACGGTCGTCCTCCCGCTGCCAAGGCCGCCGTCATTGAGCAGCGCCGCGAAGTCCGCGAGGAGGTCAAACGCGAACTCGCCGCGGTCCAGGGGGAACTAACAGATCGTGGTGCCGTCATGACGGAATTTGAGCGGGCCATGCTCGAAAAGAAGGCCGCAGAACTCAATCGCAAGGCACCCCAGGTCACACGGGACGACAAGGACGCGCTCAAACAGTTTTTGTATGCGGCGGGGGTTCAGTTTGTGACGGCCAACGGCGAGGCGGATGATGTGTTGGCCTACCTGTGTAGCACCGGCTACCTTGCCGCAGTGATCTCCACGGATATGGATATGTTTGCCCGTGGAGTACCGCTGTTGGTTATGCCAGAGACTGCGGATGGAGCCGTGCTGACGCAGGTGGTGACGGCGGATTTGCTGAGTGGACTGGGTCTGACACGCGACCAATTTGTGGATGCCTGTATGCTCATGGGATCGGATTATTCGGGCAAGGACTGGGTTTCGGTGGAGCCGCGGGTGGCGGTGGAGCGGGCACGAGCAGGCGTGGATTGGTCCGCTGTCGACCCTAGCGGTGCTCTCTTGGTCGGCGCACGCATGCTCCGCGGGGACGGACTTGTATGGGAAGAAATTGTGTCGGAACGTCAACGGGAAAAATGGGCGGCAACCCCACAACGCGAATTTGATAATTTGGCGATGACCTGTGTGAATCAGAGCTGGCCTGTGGAATGGCTGCGGATTCTGACGTTTGATCAATGAAGTGGCGGTGATTAATTGTGTGTTGGACTCTGTTTGTCAATGTATTATTGTATATATGGACAAAAAGGGATTGTATGCGAACGCTGCGGTTTGTTTCATAACCCTTCGCTTGTAGTCTCTTCATATTATTCTCTCGCTACACGAGAGAATAACAAAAAGGGTTTGCAGGCGAAGGGATTCGAACCCTCGCGTTTTTACACACTAGTACCTGAAACTAGCTCCATAACCTCTCGGACACACCTGCTTAAGTGGGATTTATGGTTCCCGCACCATTTTTTTATTTTAAATAGATTTTAGTCAACATCGAGCAACAAGAGGCTTATTTAGCAACTGGAGCTGGTTTGATGTAGTGACGTTTTAAGAATTTTTGTAAGGTTAAGATGGATAATTTGTCATTTTCAGTGACGGTTAATAATTTGCGTAAGGCAGCATCGGCTTTGATGGCTTGTTTATCCATTAAGTTGTGGGATTTGGCATAGGCAATGACGGCTTTGGTAACTTCAGAACGAGTCATTTCAGAGCCTTTTGGTTTACCTAAGAATGCGCATAATTCATCAGTGATTTTAGTTGGTTTGGTGAATTCGCATGGTTTTTTGGTGCCATCGGCAGCGACGGAACGATTTTTGCGTTTACGATCGGCTTTTTTGATGACGCGGCCAGCTTGTTTTTCGATGGATTTGATGGTGTTGGCAGCAGTGGCTACAGCGGCTTTGATGTTATTTAATTGTTCATGTAAGTCACTGATGGTTTTTTGTAAAACGGCACTGATGTCTTCTTCTTGGTTTTCAGTGACAGCTGGGGTACTGTTGACGACTGGAGCGACAACTGGGGTTTGTGCTACTTTTTCAGTAGCTTTCTTGGTAGTCTTAGTGGTGGTGGCGGCGGCAACGGCTGGGGCTTCGACTTTGGTTGCGGTTGCGGCTTTTTTAGTAGTAGACTTTGCGTTACTCATTTTGCTAATATCGGAGGTTGAATTTGAGGACATTTAACGCGCTTTGATGCTTACCTGTCAACCCTGACGCATATACAGTCAACTTTGCGCCTCACCACCCCCAAAGTTGCCGGGGGTGCTTAGGTGGCTCGCATAGTTTTACGACGCTTGAATTAGAGGATGTCAAGTCAACAATGTATCAGCATCCGGGGGAAAGGCCATTCTATAGAACGCTGTCCCTACAAAGCCAAAGCCGGAGAATCCTGGTGTGGGCATCATATCAAACAGCAGAACCGTGTTGTGTTTCAGAAGGCACCCAATAAAAATCCTTTAGAACCCCTTGCCGCCGTGTCAGCAGCCGACAAAGTCATCAACGCATGGCGACGATATATCACACGCCGTTCCGGACCTCTTCTCTGGTTTCGTGGCGAATCCAACAATCCCGCCGACTTCTACACCACAGAGCCCGTTGAGGAAATACCCCTTCGCTCCTTCGTTAGTTTCGTGGATGCGGCCGGCAAGGGTTACGTGATGGATATCGCCTCTGCCGTTGCTCTTGTCCTCCATGCCAATTCCGCCGGCGAGGAGCCCCTAAATCCCTTTAATCGCGCCCCACTTCCTACCACATTTCTGCGCCGCATTCTGCGTCATAAACCCACTAAGGTAACTAACAGTATGCCCTCCGCATCGCCATCTACGAATACCACCGACCTCTTTCGTATTATGGAGGATCTCGGCTACTACACGGATCCTGTCTGGTTCAATGACCTGCGCTACGTGGACCTCGTGCGCTTCTACATCGAACTTGCCCACATCTGGTATACGAGTGCCGGGTTGACCGATGCTGACCGCACCCGCATTATACCCACTCGTACCCGTCTCTTTACCGTGTCGGTACGAGCCATTGGTAACCTGGGGCCTTCCGCCATTAAACAAACCGTCTTGGATAACTGTACCCTGTTTGTCTCAGCTGCAATGGCACGCTCAGACAGACAGTTGGGGGTAATGTATGTTATTGGAGCACTGTCTCTTCTTCATCGGGGAGCTCGCCAGACCTATCCCTGGATGTACGAGTCCGTGGCGCCTGGCGTAACACGCGATGGTGGCGAGGGTCAGATTGTCCTTCTCCATCCTGCCGCGCTTCATTATTAGGCAGGTGGAGCACAGCATGGACCGACCGAAGTATCTTGTCCTGTTGGACTCTGTAAGACATACTTCATTTGACCGAGGCGTTTATCCAGGTTGACGGATTGGTCGACGCCACGGGGAGGGGATTGTAAGAAGACATTGGGGTTTGCCGTGGAGAAACTGGAAATTAAAAAGCGCTTCTTTCTGGCTAAATAAGCGGACTGGGAAAAGTCGGCAGTTGGCATCTTTGTCCTGGGTGGCGATTTTTTGGTGAAAGTTTACCTACCCCACCCCACAAAGTTGACAACCCCCATTGGACCCCCAACCAGCCAAGTACGACAGACAAAGTTATATCCAACATGAACTCAATCTACTTACCATCAGAAGTTAACACTCAAAATATCGAATTCGGCAACATCACCGCCTTAAAAACCGGTGGCAAATCCGTCAATTTACGATATGAAGGTCGCAACTTAACCCTAGAAACTCCTAACTTAAACATCCCTTACGGTGTAAACAACAAATCCTTTGACGGCAATGGTCCAGTCAAATACTCCATCGATTTAAGTTTACGTGGTGCCGACGAAAATGATGACATTCGTGCCTTACGAACCTTCTTAGAAGCCTTCGACGAATTCATGATTAACGCCGGTATCCAAAATGCTGAAAAATGGCTCGGTAAAAAAAATCCAAGCCGCGAATTAATCGTTGACAAATACAAACCTGTCTTAAAAGTCAGTTTAGATGCGGATGGCAATGAAAAATATCCTCCAACCTTCAAAGCCAATTTACGCAAAAACAAAGAAGACAAATTCGAAACGGCCTTCTATAACGGTGGTGAACGTAACGATAAAGGCGAACCAGTCTTATTCGACGCTGATGTACCAATTGAAAACATCTTAGCCAAACGCAGTAATGTCACCGCAGTCATTGAATGTACTGGTATCTGGGTTGCCGGTGGCAACTTCGGTACTACCTGGAAAGCTAAACGTATTCGCGTCAACAGTTCTCCAGTTCAAACCAGTGGTCCAATGTTCCGCAGTGATGCTCCAGATATTACTGCCTTCGTTACCAAAACTACTGCTACCAAATCCAACATCATTGACGATGACGCCGTTGAAAGCGAAAACAACGGTAATGATATAGTTGCCGCTGTCATGCCTAAAAAACAAACAGCAGTCGCCACCTTCAAAGAAGAACAAGTTGTCGAACCTGCTCCGGTCCCAACTGCTCCTAAAAAATTCGGTGGTGCTAAAAAAGCCGTTGGTGGCAAATAAGTCGCCGGTTGATTGAGAGTTTCTCTCTCCAATATTTTTGGCTGCGTTCAAGTAGAAATGGAAAACATTTTAAACGTTCCTTCCTGGGCTCCTAGTCTCTGTTATGTTTACCTGGGTGTGGCCGCCATCATAGCCCTCCAGGGTATCTGGCTTCTCTTCAAAGTCTTCACTACCCCCTCCGTCGTCCACAGATTCATCCCGACAATTGCTCTGGCCATCTACGTAATCCTGTCCACCGTTGTTGTTGGCACCATGGCTATGTTACAGTTCTGGGTATGTAATTCTGCCTTGTCCCCCGCCACCAAAAAGGAAAAGTTTGCCACCAAATGCGAAACGGATGCGGACTGTACCGCCGTAGCCGGTGTTCCCCAGCGTGATACCTGTAGCTGTGGCGGTCGCGGTTTCTGTGGCGGCTGTATGATGCAAAACAATATGGAACCCAGTATGCTCCCTGAGTTCGGCGGCTCCTTTTCGGCCATTGAAGAATCCTTCCGTGGTCGTCGCTAAGTCGTCTTGTAGTAACAATCGTATTCTCATATCCCAACCCATCATGGATTCGATATGTGAATATTTTTCTTGGCGTGTCCCGCACACTTTACAAACAGCAAGTCTGGCATTGTACATTTTGTGGAGGTGGACAGTTCTTACACCCCGGTACAGGTGCGATGGTACCCGGTGTAATACAGTTGGCCCACCAGGTGTTAGTTTTGCCGGCACAGCAGCATTCGGGAGTTGTAGGTGGTAGACCGCCGTTAAACGGACAGCAGCCAGATTGTGAGCTCTGAAGAGCCAGTGGTTTGGTAGATGGTTCCTCATAGGGACAGCATTCAACAATTTTGGTAACCTGGGGTGGGTCGGAACAAACCGCGCAGCCAGCCACAGCTGCCAGAACTGCTTCACTGCTCCAAATCTGCTGTTGACCATCGCCAACTTGACCAGGATAGACACGACAGCAAGCAGTTAGGGGCTGTTTGCGTGCCACAGGTCTGGAAGCACGATAGCGGCGGATTTGAGTCAGAACACTGGCATCGCCGATTGGACGAGGTGCGATGATTTTTGTTGCCGCCTCCATTTTACGACGGAGGTATTCACTACTACTGGCGGTCATCTCTGTCTGTTAGTGGAGATTTTTTGGTTATCTATACGGACTCGTAAAGTCAACACGCCGAAAACCCGGGTTAGGGCATAGTTGCGGTGCGATAGGTACGCCCGGATTTCCGTAAAAGGGTACACGTGTACAAACAGGTGCGATAACTCCTCGTGGTTTGAGCACTGCCGCAAAGCGGGAGGTCTCCGCCGACAACTGGTCCTGGATAGCCCTGGTCCGTTCCGAAGCCCGTGGACCGCGGACCAGACGATTCGGCTCGTCGATACCCTGATGAACGCGCCCTACCTTCTCGAACGGGGTACAGTGACCCTTTGCTACGGAGGCCACCGTCTCACAACCACGATGACGGTCGCGCACATGTATGTCTCCACCGGGACGCATGACCTGACGCACTGGCGTCCGCTCGCAGTCCGTCGCACAGCTAATAGAACCCGGCGCATTGACTGGATTACAGTTGGCGATGTTCTCACGGATATGTGTTGTATGAATACTCGAATGAACCTGGGACTCCGTCGCAAGGTCACACATTACTGTTGGTTTTCCTTATTTCATGGACTAGAAAAACGAACAGTCAAAGTAAGGAAATGAGTGCGAATTCGATTATGGGCCTGTCGCTGTCCATGCCCTACATCGTGATTGCTGTGCTGGCACTGTTGGTGGGTTCCGTGCTCGCCGCCCAGCGTCTGCCGCCGGTGGATCGGGCGGCGGGGGGCAAGGCTCTTCAATACTTCGCCGGCGCCATCGTGGTGACCATTGCGGTTTTTATGGTGGTCACACTCTTCTGTCAGGCCATTCGCCCCTACGAGCAGTTTGTGGACGCGTCGGGTTCCATGGATCCAACCGATGCTCAGATTACCGCTCTGTTGAAAGATATTACGGACACGGAGGCAGAGGTCTGTCACCTCATTACGCGCACGGACAAATTCATTCAGAACGACGTGGGTAAGGCCGGTCAGGATGATCCTCAGGCCGTCCAGGATGCCATTTCCGCTGCCCGTCAGGCCGTCGGTGGATCGCTGACAGATTGCTCTACGGAATGGCCGGCCGATGTTTCGGGGGCCGCCGCTCTGGATGAAGCCGACAATCGCCTGACGCGCATGGAGGCCACTCTCAAATCCTATACCGGTCCGGAGATAGAGAAGACCTACAACTCAACCGTACCCTGTCAGTCCGAAGGGTTCCAAAATGGATCCGGCTCTGAAATGGATACATTCAACGCTCTCAAGGCTCGTCTAGCCGCCGTGCGGACGACCATTCAGACCCAGCGCACCAAGTGGCTGAAGCCCATTGACGCTAAGGTAGCGTCGCTTCAAAGCGGTGAAGTCTCTGATTGCGACAAAAAGCGCGGAGCCAAGACGGCGATGGCGGCGTCGAACGCGTCGGGACCACCACCCGCGTCGGGACCACCACCGCCCACTCCAGGACCGCCTCCTAAAGCCCCCGCGTAGTAACAGACAAATGGAACACCAAGATCTGACTCCCGTAAATATAGGCCAGGGTGGGCGAGCCCATGCTCAACCCAAACCACCACGTAGCCATGCGGCTGTGACTCTGGCCAAAATCGAGGCCGGCGAAGAGGTCAAACGCGCTAAAGTCTTCACTGCCGACTCCGTCCGCGCCATCCAGGACTACCGTCGCGCCCAGACCAAAACGCAAAAAGAACTCGACCAACTCTGTTCGTTTCCTGCGGGCACCATCAACGGCTTCGAAAGTCGCAAGTCCGGTCCCACACAGCGTCAACTCCAAGAACTTAGTCGACTTCTGAAACAGGATTTGACGCTGGAGTAGTCCGGGTCACCTCTTTGTCGGCAGGCATATAATACCAGGACACTTCGGCGGTTCTGTCAGTTTCTTGAATGGCTTTCACCATCGTTTCTTCATCCTCGGAAATCCAAGGTAGTTCTGTATCAACCGCGTGAAAGCGATTGGCGATTATCTTAGCGGCCGCGCGCCAGAAGTCGGGCGTGGGTTTGCGTCCGTGATTACTAATGGATACTGCGTGCGTAAAGCGTGGAAAGACGAGAACACCGTGGTCCACGTAATAGTCAGCGGCAGCCACAGCGGGTATGCGATTCACAGTGTCATTATCACAGCAAATTCCTAAGACAAACATTGGTACTTAATGTTTGTCTTACGAGGATACCCTGTCAAGTTTGGACCTTTTTATTTTTGTTATTTACGTTTGCCAGAGGATGAAGATTTGCGCAGAGCCTTTCGACTTTTGCGTTCGCGTTCTTTGCGTTCACGGCGAGTCTTTTCGCGAGCGACCCAATCCATGGGGTCGCCCTCCGGATTTTTGGCCATCCATGCCTTCAGACGCGCTTTTTCCTTTTCATCTTCGAGTTGCCCCTTGCGTTTGTAGTGCTCCTTGCGCTCTTTACGAGTCATGCGGTAACTTTCACCCGAGGAAGGGCGACGTGGAGAGGGTGTGGGTGAACGATGTAAGGCCTCTTCGATACCAAACGCACGCACGTTTTCTTCACTGAGTTCGGCTATATCACCCCAGGTGACCTCATTACCATGTAACTGACGCATGGCCAGATACTGTAAGTCTTCATCGCCGGCCAACAGAGGATGCTGTTTCAGGAACGCCGCATTGAAATATTTGGAGCCTTTATTCGATTTTTTATGGTCCTTACTCATATTATTCTCTGCGGAGAATTTAAGGTGATTCACGGTTTTCGGCAATGTCTGGACTGTTAGAATATGGATTTTTAGATGTGTCATTAAATGAGCATCTAACAAATATATGTGAGGTTATTCCCAATGCCCGTGATGCTGTGCGGCTTGGACGAGAACAAGTGATTAGTGGAGAAACCTGGCGTTTCCTGGATCGTAGTCTAGAACGCAGCGGTAAACAATATGTTGGCTGGCATATCGGGGACCTTTTTCGGGAGGGGACCTACGGTAAAATCTATAAAGCCTACCGCATGGTCGTAGAACGCCGATCCGATGGGCTCTTTGACGTGATTGAATCACCCATGGAAGTCATCGTAAAACAAACAGAACCCCCTGCTGGTACTACCGTGCTGCCAGAGGAGGATGTCACAGCCCATACGTCGGAGGCACTCCTACACGTTCTGGCCTGGCAAACTATACAAGGGACGGCTACTCCGTGGGCCATTCCGCGACCCTATGAGGTCTTCGGAGACTATGTGGAGAATCCGAATGGAGATGGGAATGGGGGCTGGCGTTCCATGTCATTCTGTATGTCCTACGTGAAGGGCCGGACACTATATTCCTACATGCAGAAACACTGGCGCGCAGCCACGCGATCGGCTAATGGAACCTTTTTTGTGGAAGTGTTGGCCCAGGTGGCTTACATTCTGTTTCACTTACAACGGGTGTTACGACTGAACCATCGCGACGTGAAGGTCAACAACATACTCGTGCGCCCACGGTCCTCACCGGTGCTGCTGGAACTCGATGGTCGCAGCATGTGGACAAACTACGAGGTCACGCTCATCGATTTCGGGTTTGCCTGTGTCGGCTGTCCGCCACCGCGCGCCCCCGTGACCGTCTTTCAGGCGGGTTCCTGGTTTCCGTTTGGCGAACTCTGCTGTAAGGTCGGTCGGGATGTGGCTCAACTCTTGTATTGTATCCACTGTTACTTTCCGGTAGATGACTATCTGCCTGATCATATTGGTAATTCTGTGCGTTCATGGATGCAGATCCCGTGGTCGGGTGGTGTAGCGGATGGTCTCCACGGATTTACGAAGGAGGGCCGTCCACGCCGTCGGGGCGCCGGCGGCTCGCCAGAATATCATACGGGTATCTATGAGTTTTTGCGACGCGTGGATGTGGACCCAGTGACCTGCGCACCGGTGTCTGTATTTGCGGAATGCGTGCGCCTTTATACACAGTAACTGTAACCGGTTGCGGGGTCCTTGGCACAGACATAACCATCTGGGCAGCCCGTCAGGTCACAACTGGGGAACCAGAGGTAGTCGTAGTAGGGCCACCAGTAGGACGGCCACCAACCGTAACTATAACCACCCCAGCCGCCTCCAGGACGGGCGTGGGCACTGTAATCACCACCAGGGCGATGGTGGCCTCCTGGTCTGCTGCCGCCTCTGCTGCCACCACTGGGTCTGCTGCCGCCTCTGCTGCCGCCACCACCACGACCATCTCTAAAGCCTTCAAATTGATGGGTGAAACCCGCCGATTTTTGGGCAAAGCCTTCCATTTCGTGACCCGTAGAAAACTGGAAATACATTAACAGAACTAATGCGACTACAAATGAGACCAGTAGAAACTTGCGCATTTGTTTTCTACCTAAACGCGGCTATTTGAGTAAACAAACAGAACTATGTCAGACTCCTCCAATGCTGGTACTAATCGTTGGACCGCGGTCGATGGTATCGGCTTCGTGGAACTCCTAGACACCTTCGGTGACGACTTGACCGTGGTGAACGCAGCCCGTGTTTCCTTTGCCAAGGAATCCACCGAAATGACGGGACGCGACGAGAAGCTTATCAAGTATCTCGCCGATCACAATCACGTAACCCCATTTTTCCACCCCCAAGCTCGTTTCCGTATCAAAATGCCGATTTTCGTCGCCCGCGAATGGTATCGTCACCAAATCGGTTTTGCCCGCAACGAAGTCAGTCGTCGCTATGTGGACACCACGCCCGAATGTTGGGTGCCAGCGATCACCGATTTTCGCGCCCGCGACCCCAAAGCCAAACAGGGTTCCCGCCCCGATGCCGTAGCGACGGCGGAAGAATGGCACGCGCAAGTGGACGCGGCGGCCAATGAAGCAGTTCGTTTGTACGAATCGATGATTGCCGATGGTGTCGCACCGGAAATCGCTCGCTGTATCCTGCCCCAGTCCATGTATACGGAGTTCATCGAAACGGGGTCACTAGCCGCCTACGCGCGACTCTGCGGTCTGCGTCTGACCCCCGATGCCCAAAAGGAAATTCGCACGTACGCTACTGGGCTGTCTGAGCTTCTGATACCCCGCTTTCCGGTAAGCTGGGCTGCGTTGTCTGCTCCTTCGTCACATTAGAAGTGGAATCAGAATCCTTTTCTGTTAGTTGTTGAATAGTGTAGGTTAGTTGAAGAATAAACTGTAGAGTAGTATCATCCATATTTCTGTAGAGTTTTCGCAGGGTAGTGCCCTTGCCATCAAAGACCACATCTAAGGCACTGTCTGGTGGTGTATAGTTTACGTCATTGTGAGGGGTCACGCCGGTACATTCGGCAAAGAGTGTCAGGATATCGGCAAGGCGACCGAGCTGATGGACTCGCAGAATTTTGGCGGCAACGAGCCCCCACGAATCTTCGCCGGCCATTTCCGTTTTACAGGAACCACCCTTGTCCGCGATAACCGCAGTGGCGTCTTGGTGTTTCATAACTTGCTCGAGGCCTTCTAGAAAATTGCCCCAGAATTCCTTGATTTCCAGTTGAAATTCGGAAATTGCCTGATTTAAAAAGTAGCCATCACGGAGATCGCGGGCAGATAACGTATAAGACATGCTGTGGGCAAAGGACATGAATTGGTCTGCCAGAATAGGATGGGTGGCCTTGTTTGCGGTGGCCTGGGCAATCAGCGGGTTTGCGGGGTCACTCAAATCCACAATAACGTTTGCCAGCGCTAAAATAAACAGATTTTTCAGTCGTGACGGAAAAAGTAACAGTGTGGACAACGGTTCGACGTACATCATTTGGAGTTTAGTGGCGTCTTTTGGCAGTGGACCCGACCAGTTATTGTCCTCTACAAACTGAATGATGCGTTCCACGTCAATAATATATTCAAACAGTTCCTTGCCACTAGCATCTATACGCGCAGCATTTGCGAGAATGGCCGATGCGTCGCCGATATCAACACCGAGTTTGCGCCCGATAATACGCAGCGCAGCACCAAACAGTTCATCCTGACGACGAATGACGTTGAGATACTGGTTAACATGTTGGATATTGTCACCTGTTCCATCGCCCGTAATCAGGCTGAAATCCGCACCGAGTTCGGTGGCCCATTCGGTCTTACGAGGCGCTGGTATTACAAACCAGTTGGCCCCACCGCGTTGCTTATGATCGTGTTTGCGCGTAGTGCGAGTTGTAGTGGCAGCCCGTTGGCGACGTCTCGTGTTGCGCATCCCTATTCAAACACGGGCAAATTTGACCCCGTTTGACCCGCGCCCCCCAAAGTCGCAAGACAAGACAGAGATGGCAGACGAAGGACAAACATTAGACGAATATAACCAAGCGCTCGACTACGCCGACCCAGGTGCCGATGACGGACCGGAGGAGATGGAAGACACCGGCGACGTTGCCATTGAAACCGCCAAGGCCCTTGGCATTACAGAACCGCCTTCGCAGAAGCCCAGTGCTCTGCTGGAGCAACACCCCGAAATCTGGCCTGACTACGAGGAAACTGTACTCGAAAAACTCATAATTCGGGATGCCTATCCACCTACGGCGGACAAACAGCACACCACCTATCCCTTCTTGACTCTGTACGAAAAGACGAAGGTCATCTCACTTCGCGCGGCACAGCTCGCCCGCGGCTCGCATCCATTCATCGAAGTCCCCGAGTATCTCACGGACGTCTATGAAATCGCCAAAGCGGAACTGGAGGCCAAACGCCTTCCCTACATCCTCAAACGCCCGTTACCGGATGGTACATACGAATACTGGCGCCTGGCGGATTTGATGATTCTCTAGACGCTACCGCTTCGCTTACGACCGCTCACTCACGTTCGCTACCCAAAGAACCGCACCCGTTTCTCTTGAGGGCACTCTAAGCCAAACGCTTCATACCATTCGTTAAACTGACGCACGGTATGATTCACGCGCAGCATGGGCGGGGCATGGGGGTCCTTTTCCAGAAGTTCCGCGGCACGTCGCAGCCGGTCCTTGGACCGCCACGACACCGCAAAGGCCCGAAAGAACTCACGGAGTTCCGCCTTCGTCAGATCGCGACCTCCCACGGCCTTTTTGGCCCCCGCCAGTGCGAATTCCAGTCCACCGATGTCGGCGATGTTTTCGAGGAGTGTTAGTTTGCCGTCCACGTCCATGCCCCGATAGGGTTCGGACTCATAGAGGGCCACCACCGCTGCCGCGCGTTTCCGGTATTCGCGGTCATCGGCATCCGTCCACCAGTCGCGATAGTCGCCCCGTTCGTCGTAATGGCGTCCGTCCGCATCGAAGGCGTGACAGAATTCGTGACCCATCGTGGCCCCGATGGCCCCGTAGTTCCACATCAGGGATTTACGAGGATCGTAGAAAGGTGGTCGCAGTATGGCCGCGGGCAACAGAAACCGGTTGTTCTCGGGATAATAGAAGGCGTTGACCTCGTACACGGAACGACCCCAGAGATCGGGTTCGGGGTCGCGACAGTCGCCACTGCGGAGGACGTCTAGAGCACGGTCAGTGGCCTGGGACGCGATGGCCAGCAGCGCCGCGACATAGTCATCACGGGACAAACCACAGGGGTTTTTTGCTTTGACTGTTTGCCACTGCGCCTTCGTGGGCCAACACACCTGAACATCCATGGCCCGGAGTTTCCGAATGGCACGGTCCCGCGTGGCAGGGGCCATCCATGTTGTCGCACGGAGTGCCTCCGCCGCACCCGCCCGCACATTCTCCAGAATCTGGAGCGTGGCCCGACGGAGCGATGGCGCACAGAATCGTCGGACCCAGAGGGCCCCGAGCGTATTCGGCAACGCGCTCTGAACGGCCATCAGACGGAGTTCGCTCGGACTAACATCCTTCTCCACTCCCTGCATATGGCGCATCGTAAAGGCATGCCACGCTGCGCGGAGGGGACCATGGGGCGAACAGCCGGCGATCCACTGGGCAATCTGGAGAGCCAGCCAGCCCCGCCAGCGCTCCAGAGACCACGAACGCAGACGGCTCTGAAAGCGATGGAGGTAGGCCGTGGAGGTCACGTTGAACGAGAGGGCGGCGCACTCCTCAGCACGGATACCCCAACCCATCAGCAGGGCGTCCCAGTCCACCGTGCGGAAGGCAGACCGGAGTTCGGACCAGGAGTGTAAGTTGATGCGGGGATCGCGTTCGGTCGCGGCGGGGTATATGTGGGCGAATTCGCGTTCGGCACCGTACCCCTTGCGCAGTACAGGGAGACCCAGTGCGGATGCCAGGCGGTCCACGTAGGCCGCATAGGCCCGGCGGTGACCAACATATTCCGGCCAGAGCCAGTATTCGGGAATACCGATGCGGGGTTCCCCTTCCTCAATTGTCACGCGACAGCGGGCGTGGTTGCGGGGGTCACCGGCCACATAGACAGACAGCGGTGACCCAATGCCGTGGCGGATCATCCAGCCGATACAGGCGCAGATGTCGCGGTCCGAAGCGATAGCGAGGGGAATCTGTAGAATAGGTGTTAGTCCTTGGGGTATACCGGTAGCGGAATCCCATGCCGCCAGAAAGTCCGGGATGGGACCGGTGCGCTGGCTGCGCACGACGGCTGCGAGTTCACGCTGTATATTTTCCCGAATGAAATAGGCCTGGGTAATGCGTGTTTCAGTCGGTGGCATCAGAGTGCGCGCCATCCACGCACCATTCACGGTCTCATAAAAGTCCTTACATTGATTTCCCTTGTGCTTTCGCTTTTTGGTTTGTTGTGTTGTGTTTTTTGTGCGTTTTTCTTTTCGCGTATGTCGCCGTGACGGCATTCCCTACTATGGAGAAGGCATAATTCTCACGACTGTTAGTCTTGGAACCGCGGCAGTCATCGAGGGGCGAAAGGGTGTAAGGAACGACGCGGTCATCGCCATCGGAGTCTTCACTGGAAACGGAAGAGTCAGAGTGAACGCGGCGCATTGGCAACTGGGCTTTTGTGAGATCGTATATTTGGATGGTCGGGATTTGAAACATAATACTCATCCTGGGATTTTTGCGCCTATTCTAAGGTGTGCGCAGAAGTTTTTGGTTCGTGCCAATTTGGATGCTTCAGGCGCCACCAGTTCCAGAGGCGGCGTCCGGCCTCGGTCTGGGTGTCTTCGCCCACAATCATAACGGCAGACATCTCGTTGGGATGTTCGTCCTGACTGGGCGCACCAAAGAAGGCTGACCAGGCCGGTGGTGGAATGGTGAGTACCTCCCGACGAAAATCGTCCCACCAAACGGTTACCGCGTCACGGAGATGTGGCGTCTTGGGATTCTTGTAAACGGCGAGGGGCCAATAGCGACCCTGCCAGCAGGGCCATGTGGACCAACAGTCCGGATTGCTGCGACGGGCCAGTGTGAGCGAGGACGGCATGGAGGCCGGTGGTGCGTCATACAGGATAAATGACCAGTTGCGCTGGAAAAAAGTGGCCCATGCACTTGGCTCGCGGCGCTGATAGATGTGAACGAGTTCATGTTGGATAGTTGGTCCACGGTGTGGAGGCGGAATGGAATCCGGTAACACGATGCGGTCGCCGGCTCGGGTGTGCGCCATGCCGGCTTCGCAGGATTTGCTGACCGTCACAATGGTTGTACCATCGGGTCCGGCTTCGGTGTACAGAGGGGCACAGTTCTGACCGCGGCGAGCCGCCTGGTCGGCGGGTGTCCAGGAGGCAATCCAGGGTAGGTCGCGGGGATCGTCTTCCGTGCCGTCGGAGACCCAGGCGGTGGGGTTCTTATGGGGGGTCCCAGGAGGTCCCGCCATCGTGGTCAGTTTATCCCGGTTGGTAAGGTCGCCCTGGGCTTCGGGCTGGGTCAGGTGCGCGTAATCGGCGAGTGAGCCCTTGCCTTGATTCGGCGGATTTGCTATGTTGGACCTGTCGATTTCAACCAATCCATCGTCGGCACTATGAAATCCCTCGGTTACCGTTGGCCGGAGCACATAGGCCACAACCAAGCCTAGGATCGCCATGAGTAAAATCGATTGAAACATTGAACACCTCTCTGCGGTCTACACACAAAAGTGACAGGGATTCGTAACCGCTACCCCGACAAATCACGATGAATGCTATACGATATTTTCTATGGTTTCTAGCCGCCGTTATGACGGGTCACGGCTATCTTTATGGAACAAATTCCGGTATTTCCCTAACGGTTTCAATCTGGACCGAAATGGTCGGTGAACGGTTGCGGACTCTCCTCTGGGCACCGCCCTCTTATGTGCGTGTGCCCCGTGCCCTCGTGGCGGCGGCCCTGCGTAACAAACAAAGTCAATCTCCCAGTATGCGCGCGGCCATTCGCAACGAGCAGGCGACCTGGGACGCCTTCAGTGAAGCTCATTTGGACTGGCGCCTCCGTCACGTACGAGTACTCGAGAGTCCTGCCCTCGCCGCCACACGAGACCGTTGGGTGGACCGCTACAATGCTGCGGAAAGGGAACTGGACGTGGCTACTGCGGCGCTCTGTCGCGTAAATATTGGTCGCGCTTGCGCCGCTGCTAAGCAACGGCATGTAGACTTGGTGGACACTGTTAGTCACTTGCGACACTTGGCGAACGTCTGGCGTGCTCTCTTTCGGGGTGAAGAGGTGTCAGCCCGGGACCTGACCACATCCACCGTGAAACTAACAGAATTCTATGCCAATTTGACGCGATTTCATGATGTGCGCTCGCATCAGGATGTGCGCGTTGTGACCGCGTTGTCCTGGGCGGCTACGGGCTCTAGACCGCTGGTTGTGGCGAGTCTCTTGGAGGGAGAAGTGTGGCGAGCCTGTTTAGAACACACGGGGGTCCGTCAGAATCGCTTGATGGAATTGGCGTTGGCTACGGGCTTTGGTGACCACGAACGGGCGATGAACGCGTCGCTCCTTGGCATTATGGGTGACAAGGAGCAGATGTTAGTGCGCGAATGGTTTGGCGAAATCGCCGGTTACGGTTGGGTGCTCTCGGCGACCGATGCGGAGGTACCGGCTATTGTACGCCGCTGTGTGACCCAGGAGGCAGGTGAATGTCGCCGCATTACGCCAGTGGAAATCGTGGCGATGGAACAACATATGGTCTGGTCATCCCGTTTGATTGCCGGCATGTGGAGCGCGATGCCGGTGATTCTGTTACTCTTCGTAATTGAATTGGCGTCGGTGTGTGTGGTGTTTCGGTCACCGATTCGTCAATACAAGATTAGCGACGTCGCGAACGATGCGATTGTTTCTTCGCGTTAGTGCGACGGTGTCTGTGTTTTTGGGTGCGTCTGCGTTTATGTCTACGGCCACCGCCTCCTAAATTTTCATCATCCGAATCTAATTGTTCATTACCACTACTACCATCATTTGCGTTGTTATTACCTGATGACCCCATAACATTGGAAGTTGATAACATTTGCATACCGCGTAAGCGGGAAGTATTTGGAAGTGGTTGGGCATCACGTAACACGCCTATATTTATTGGTTTTGGTGTAATTTCCTTTTTTACAATTTGCTTAATATAAGCATCAAACTCCTCTTCTGACGCAATCATATCAGAAGAAATATTGTTTATATTAACATTATTACTATTTTGAAGATACGCTACGGCCAATCCAGCTAAGGGTCCACTAGAAATAATTCTATCTTTAACATCTTTGTGGATAAAACCAATCGCAACAGTTCGTTTTTGAACGATACTGTTATATAAGACTTCTGCTGCGGGCATATTAGCGACAGTAATCGTTGGTAGTCTAGAGGACTGAACCTGTTCGCCCAAAATGGAACTTACACTGGTAATAGCATTTCTATTTAATAAATTATACGCAGCGTTAAGCGTTTCAATTGTTCTTTGATCGAGTGTAGTAACAGTTTCTTCTCTATTCCATATTCCTGGTATCATAGATGAACTGGGAACGGTAGTAATACTGGGGGCACGACCAATTGTTTTGGAAGTTGTAATACTAGGAGCCCTTTCTAATAATCTAATACTTTCAATTGCAGCATTAATATGTAACTGATTCAGGTAAACAAACAAAAAGTATGATTCAGCATATTGACGTTGAATAGAAACCGCATTTGCGATATCGATTGGATTAACACTGTTTTGTAAACTAGGTAATTTTTCCTTTAAAATATCATACATGCGTAAGAGTTCGACCAGGGCAGTAATTTGGGCAACTCCTGATTTATAGTTGCGATCGGCGACAACGAGTCCCTCGGGTCCCTGGGCTGCAATAATATTTAATGATGGACTTGGACGATATTGAACACCGGTTCTATCTTTTAAGTTAATCAAGCGTTGTTGTTTTGTAAAATTTTCATATTTCTGTTTTGCCCATGCGGTTGCTTGATCCGCACGTGAGGGTAGCGCTAATATATTCCAAAATGCCGAACCGGCGTTGATAATCGATTGTAACATACCCTGTTGCTGTTGCTGTTGCGATGACGGTGCTGACCGCGCAACCATTTGTGTGGCAATTTGTTGTTGACTTTGAGCAATATAGCGCTGAATTTCGGCTTGTTCCTCTGGAGTTAATTCATCGTCTGAAGAAGTCATAACATTTGTGGTTGAAGAAGTGATACCTGGTCCCATCATTCTCATTTGGTTTGGCATTGCTATTACATTTGAAGTGCTTGAAACCCCCATCGTAGTAACATTTGTATTTGGCTGCTGCTGTTGTGGCATTGTGCTTCCTAAAGTTAAATTGTTACTAGTTGTTCCAGGCGCAGTTGGTGGTATTTGTGTTCCAAATAAATTGGCTTGTTGGTCTGCTTTTCTTTTTCTACCACTCATCCTCTACTCGCATTCCGCGAAAATAAACATGTCAGAATTAAATCCGCAAGACCACAGTAAGGAGAAAATGTCATCCAACGCCGCCGCTACACCATCACAGCAGCAGCCAGCCACGCCCTCCAAACGCGAGGCACCAGGCTCAGCAACGAGTCAGCCCTCCAAAAAGAAATTCCAAAACGGATGGACCCGGGAAATCGAAAAACTCATGGCCGAATGGGCCGACAAGGCCGTCTGTTACCGCTGGATGCACGAGAAGACCGAGCGCATCTACAAAACCAAGGACATGGCTTTCATGTTTCCCGTTATTATTCTGAGTACAGTGACCGGGGCGGCCAACTTTGCCCTCGATTCTGTTCTGACCGATCCTGACCATAAAAAATATGCCCAACTGACGCTCGGTGGTCTCTCCATCGCCACCGGTATTATCTCCACTATCGCCAATCGTCTCGGTTACGCCAGCGGCTCGGAGGCCCACAAGTCAGCCGCCATTCTCTGGGGCAAATTTCAGCGTCTCATTGCCATTGAACTCTCGCTCCATCCCAACGAACGTAATGATTGTATGCAGTTTCTCAAGACCTGTCGTACGGAACTCGACCGTCTCATTGAACAGAGTCCAACCATTCCGGACAACGTCATTCAAGCCTGTCGCAAGGAATTCTCCCTGTATCCCAAGGTCCGCAAACCGGAAATCGTCGGTGACATTGACACCACCTCCATCTTTGTGGATACCAACAGTCGTCTCCGCGAAATCGCCAAAGACGCTGCTATTACCCTCATGCAGAAGAAGGGTATTCTCAAACAGATTGTGTTGGATGACCTGGAACCTCGTATTGCCCGTGTCATTGAGAATTCCACACTGCCCACTGTCAAGGAGGAACTCAAAAAGGACATTCAGAAGGCAGCCGAAAAGGCAACCAAGGAGGCGATTACGGCTATTCAGTCGCAGCGACTCACGGCGACCACGGCGATCGGTACTGAAGCTAAGACCATCGTGACCGCAAGCGGGGTTGGTCTCGTAGAGCGCACCGCAGCCGAACGTGCCGAAGAGGTTTCCAAGCTAGCCATGAGCGGGGTTGTCAGCGAAATGCGTCGCAAACTGGCGGACTCCAACCAGCGCGTGGGCAAGGCACCAGAAGGGGTGGGTTCTCTTTTTGCGGGGCTCCCTGCTGTGTCAACCAGCCTCCCAACCTCAGAAAATATCATCATTCATGTGACCGATGAGGTTCACCCTTTACAGATTCAGGAGGAGGACAACTCTGATTCTGAGGATGAAGCGGATGACACCCGCGACTCAGACGAAGATACCGTTGCTACAGAGAAAAAATAAGAAAGACAACAAGACCTAACACAACCCCTGCTACAAATCCCATATTGAATTGTTCGTACCCGTATGCCAGGACATCTTCTTTAGTGAACATCTCCTGATTTACTGTTTGTTGTATGGGGCTTTAGCCGGTGTCTACTTGTTGTTTACCTCGTTCCTCGGTCCTGACTTCTTAACTCTCGTTGTATTCACTCCTTGGACGCTCGTCGTATTCACTCCTTGGACGCTCGTCGTATTCACTCCTTGCCAACACACGTGCCAAATGACGGGCCAGTGGTCGCTCCAGTCGCCACATTCACGACCGACACGGTGTTCCAACAGGCGCCACCGTTGCCCCCTTTTCCAGGTTACGCAGTGGTCCAGCACCTGGCTCGTGCCAGGAAAGGTCGGTCCACAATGGCGGGTCATCCAATCGCAGCCCTGGAACCAACACATCTCCGTGTTCATGTCCCCCACGATGAGAGTCGGAGCGGGAGGCATGCGGCACTCGACATCCACGAGTTGGAGGGCCTGGGCCATGCGCACGGGTTCCGCAATGGGTCGCCAGAGTTCATCGCAGATTTCGTAATCCGACTGCATGTGGGTATTGATGAGCCGGAGGGGTTCACCCGTGCCGCGATTCAGCAGTTCCACTCGAAACCATCCCTTTGTAACCAGCGAATCGAACCCCACGGCGGAGATATACGGATAGAGTCGGGCGCTTACGAGGGACCAGGTCGTCGAACGCCAGGCAACAACC